CACCAAAAGGTTACAAAATAGTAGCTGCTGACTTAAGCAACATTGAGTTACGTTTAGCATACTGGTTTTCAGGATCTACCAACAAAGTTAACCAAATTAAAGCAGGTGTCGACTTGTACAAACAGTCAGCACATGAACTGACTGGCACTCCGTATGATGAGATTACTGAGGATGTGCGGTTCGTATTTAAAGTAGTTAACTTGTCGGGTATTTACGGCGTTGGTGCAGCTAAGATGCACAGTATCTTGAAACAAGGTGGTGAGGATAAAGATATTAACGAAGTTAAAGGGATTGTCTATGCTTACCGCCAAGCTAACCCCGATCTAGTACGTGCATGGGCTAACGCTGGGACGATGTTAGAGGCTGTGCACTCTAAACAATCCTATCAAATGGGGCCGAACGGCATCATTCAAGCGACTGAAGAAGGGATGCTCAAGCCTAACAAGATGGTGCTTGGTTTACCTAACCTACGCAAGTTACGTACAGATACAGGCGAGAGCTGGGCATATGACAAGATAATGGGGCGTACTGTGATCCCTGAGTATACGCATCCAGCTAAAACGTTTCAGCGCTGTATACAAAGTCTAGCTCGTGATATAATAGCGGAACAAATGATTGCAGTAGCGAAGAAGTATCCAATTGTCATGACTGTGCACGATGAGATTGTTTGTTTAGCTAAAGAAGATGAAGTGGATGACTGCGTAGCCTACATGACGCAGTGTATGACGACAGCACCCGCTTGGTGTGCTGACTTACCATTAGCCTGCAAGGTAGGGGTGGGCGATAACTATATGGATGCTAAATAATGGCTGAATGGTTAGATAGAGCTTTGATTGTATCACCAGTGTTTTATGCCCTGTGTACTACTGAAGCTGGATATGCCAAGATACTTAAAGGTATGGGTGTACCCAAAGATGAATGGCCCCCATTCACTTCATTTAGTGCAGGGGCAACAACACATTTTTTCACTAAGGACGGCAAAACATCTGCAGTTGTATGTGTGCTGTCACCTAAAGGCATAACCAAAAATCAGATACACGCATTGCTTACACATGAAGCTGTGCATTTATGGCAAGAGATTTTAGGGCAGTTGCATGAGAATAAACCAAGTAATGAGTTTGAAGCATACTCGATACAGATGCTAACGCAAAACTTAGTGTTTGCATATGAAAAACAAATGCAAGCTAATCGAAAGGCTAAATAATGGCTGAATTAAAAACGTGGAGTTACTCTGCGGCGACAACGTATGAGCAGTGCCCACTTAAATATAAACACGTTTATATACTCAAGGATATCAAAACTGATAACAACTCGGAAGCGTTAGTATTCGGGAACAAAGTTCATAAGGCATGTGAACTTTATATAAGTAAAAATGTACCGCTACCACCCGAGTTTGAACATTATCAAGCTACGTTGGAAAGACTTAAACAAATCAAGGGGGAGAAACATTGCGAACTGAAGTTAGGACTTACCAAAGATTTGCAACCGTGCGGTTTCTTTGATAGTAACGTTTATTGGCGTGGAGCGATTGACTTACTAATCATTGACAAAGATAAAGGTACGGCTACAATTATTGACTATAAGACTAATAAAAATTCAGATCGTGCAGACCCTAGACAGTTATCTCTACTTAGTTTTGCGGTATTTAAACATTATCCTGAGGTTACAACAATCAAAGCAGGGTTAGTATTTTTAGTAGCGAAAGATATTGTAAAGGATGCGCACCATGTCGATAACATTGATGATTTGTGGGAAGAGTGGACACCATTGTTAAAACGCATGGAAACATCATATGAAACAGGAGTGTTTAACCCAAATCCAAATTTCCTATGCAAAAACTGGTGTCCTGTTAACTCGTGTGCTCATTGTGGGAAATAGATGAAACGCTGTTGTATTTGTAAGCAGACAATGTCGTCGGCAATGTTCTCTAAAAATAGAACATGTAAGGACGGATTACGTACTGAATGTAAAGAGTGTATGAAACAGTATAAACTTAAATATAATGCAGCTAATAAACAAAAAATAGCTGAGTATAAAAAATTATGGCGTTTGAAACGTAGACCAGTGATAAATGCTTACAATGCAGCACATAAAGTAATTAAACTTAAACGCACACCTGCATGGCTAAATGCGGGACATTTATTTGAGTTAGAGTGCATATATACTTACGCGCATGCTTTGAATAGTGTAGGATTACATTATCACGTAGACCATAGAATTCCACTTCAGGGAGAAGTTGTAAGCGGTCTACATGTACCTGAAAACTTACAGGTGATAACCGCAGAAGAGAACTTAAAGAAAGGTAATAAGTATGACGAAACCTCGTGACTATCAAAAAGAGAATGAACTTTATAAATCAAAGCCTGATCAGATTGCAAAACGAGTAGCACGAAATAAAGCTAGACGTGAAGCAATTCGTGATGGTAGAGTATCTAAAGGTGACGGTAAGGAGATCGATCACATCATCCCTCTAAGTAAAGGTGGTGCAAACACCAAGAGTAATACTAGGATTAGAACGAAAAGTCAGAACAGTTCCTTTAGTCGGAACCCTGACAACTCAGTAAAGAAGAACGAACCTAAGAAAAAATAGTATCATGAGCGGAAGGCATGAGTACGCGAGAGACTCACTTTAAATAACCATGCCAACTAGTGTTGAGCCGTCCTTTCAAAAGTTCCTTAGGTCAATGAACTAGTCGCTTCGCCCACGTCACGGGCTCGGCAGTGCTGCTCCTCCCTCCTCGGCAGCACTGCCACTTTTATTTTTAGGAGATAGGAATGGAAATATACAATAACAAAGCTCTGATTGTGAACACACGCAGAGCTAACTTGATATTAGATTCAATCCCCAAGAGCAAGCTGCTCAAGACCTATGACAACGGGGTGTCACAAGTGTTAGTAAACTGGGGTTTGGATGAAGTCATCGCCCTATCAGATTTAAAAGTTAAGAACCCACCATCACCGATAAGTAAAGATTATAACTGGCCTGGTATCCATAAGCCGTTCGATCATCAACGTGTCACTGCGCAATTCCTATCAGCACATCGCCGTGCTTACTGCCTATCTGAGGCGGGTACAGGCAAGACCTCTGCCGTGATATGGGCAGCTGATTACCTAATGAACCAGTCTAAGGTTAAGCGCATGCTTGTGGTGTGTCCACTATCTATCATGCAGTCAGCATGGCAAGCAGACTTCTTCAAGACAGCTATGCACAGAACTGTTGCTGTGTGTCACGGCTCAGCTGAAAGACGTAAGAAGATCTTGGCAGAGAATACTGAAGTAGTCATCATCAACTACGATGGCATTGAAGTTGTCTTAGATGAGATCCGCAACGGTGGCTTTGACTTAGTTGTAGTAGACGAAGCTAACTACGTCAAGACTCACACAACTAAGCGTTGGAAGTCATTAAATAAACTAATTAAACCTGAAACATGGTTATGGTTATTAACAGGTACGCCAGCTGCTCAGTCACCTGCTGACGCATATGGTCTAGCTCGCTTAGTTAACCCATCATCTGTGCCTAGATCTGCAAACACTTTTAAAGACTTAGTGATGCAACGTGTGAGCCAGTACTCATGGGTGCCACGTGTTAACGCACAAGATACGGTGTTCAGAACCTTACAACCTGCCATCCGCTACACTAAAGATGAGTGTCTTGACTTACCTGACGTGCTCTACACAACACGTGATGTGCCACTTACTCCGCAACAAGCGAAGTACTACAAACAGATTAAGAAGGATCAGTTCGCACAAGCTGCGGGTGTAGATATCACAGCGGTCAACGCTGGTGTTGTGCTGACTAAGCTCTTACAAGTATCAGCTGGCTCTATCTATGCAGATGGTGGTCAGGTTGTTGAGTTTGATATTAGTAACCGCATGACTGCGCTTAAAGAGATCATCGCCGAAGCTAGCCACAAGGTCGTAGTGTTCTGTCCGTTCAAGCACTCAATCGATACAGTAATGACTGCGCTTAAGAAAGACCACATCACTTGCGAGCAGATTAGTGGTGAGGTGTCAGCAGGCAAACGTACTGATATATTCAAACGGTTCCAAGAAACTAAAGACCCCCAAGTCCTTGTTGTTCAACCACAAGCTGCCTCTCATGGTGTTACCTTACATGCTGCGAACGTGATTGTGTTCTGGTCTCCAGTTATGTCAGTGGAGACTTACATTCAATGCTGCGCCCGTATCGACAGGGCTGGGCAAAAGAACCACATGACGATCGTGCATTTGCAAGGTAGTGAAGTAGAGAAGCGCATGTATCACATGCTCCAAAATAAAATATCTATCCACGAGAAGTTAGTTGATCTCTATAAAGATGAAATAGAAGCTTGACAAAGTTAACTAAGCTTGCTAAACTGACTGTTCTAACCTAATAGGAGGTAGTAGTGGAACTTAACGAAGTTAACTTAGAGAAACTAATGGAAGCTGATGTTGCTATGCGCGACAAGATAGCTGAGTTAGAAACGGAAATCAAAGACATTAAAGTCAAACGTGAGAAGATCCAGTTTGCGCTTAATGAAATCTGTAAAGAAATGAATGTGTCTAGTCTCAAGACTAAGATCGGCACATTAACTAGATCAATTAAGACCCGTTATTGGGCAGGTGATTGGCCCGCTATGTATGAGTTCATGAAGGAACATAATGCACTAGATCTCATGGAGAAACGCATAGCGCAAGGGAACATGAAAGAGTTCTTAGAACAGAACCCTGACGTTGTTCCGCCTAGCTTGCAACAGAACAGCGAGTTCTCAATTGTCATTCGTCGTAGTAGAGAAACTAAGGAGTAGTAATGAGTACTGATATCGATATTTATGCAAACAAGTCTGCAGTCATCACACGTAACAATCGTAACGATGGCTTTACGGATAACGTAACCGCAGCTTCAAGTACGTCTAAACGTATTTCAATTCGTAACAATGTATTCCGTTACATGGTTAACGGTAAAGAAATCACTAAGACTGATAACCGTCATTTAGATGTGGTGATTGTTAATGCTTCACCTGTGCATCGTGTCTTCTTCTCTCAAGGATACAATCCTAATGTGAAAGCAGAACCACCTAAATGCTGGACATCAAACAGTATCAACCCTGATCCAACTGTGCCAAATCCGCAAGCATCAAGCTGCGCATCTTGCCCACAGAACATTAAAGGCTCAGGTCAAAATGGTACAAAGGCTTGCCGTTTTAGCCGTCGTATCGCTGTTGTCTTAGCTGATGATTTAGAAGGTGACGTATTCCAAATCACATTACCATCACAATCTATCTTCGGTAATGGTAACGATACCCGCCGTCCATTAGGTGAGTATGCAGATCACTTGAAAGCTTTTGGTTCAGGTCTAATGAGTGTCGTATCACGTATGTCTTTCGACCCTGATTCATCTAGTACCAAAGTCGGCTTCCGTGCGATTGCAGAACTAACCGATGAACAGTATGAGATCTGCCAACGTCAACATGCGACTGAAGCATCTACTCGTGCTATTACTTTAACTGTTGCATCTGAAAGAGAAGATGGAGATAGTCCTGATGAGTTCGCGCCTAGATCAACGTCTCAGAACGTTCAAGCCTCACCATTGCCGAAGTTCGAGCCTGAGGCTAAGCCTGTGGTTACTGAGGCACCTGCCCAAGCTACGGTTGAAGATGAAGTCCCTGAGCCGCAAGTACGTGCAGCTCAACCGACAAAGAAAGTTCCTGAGCCACCGAAGAACGTCGACCTAGATGATGTTAGTCTAGATGACTTGGTAAATGATTGGACTACATAATGCGTGGATACAGTCAAATCATCATCGAAATGAATGAGAAGGCTGCCCCCTCTTTGGGGGTTCAGCTGGGCTCATTATGTATTGCGTTGAAATACCCAGTCAGTAAAGTTGCAATAGAACTTGGCATTTCACGCCAATCGGTTTATGATTGGTTCTCTGGTCGAGCGAAACCTGCTGACGATAAAGAAGACGCCATTAAGGCGCTCGCAGAAAAAATAGCAAGAGAACGCAATATAGCAGTTCAGTAAGTTTTGGGGGAAAAGGCGTAATCGTGAGCCACGAATAGATAAATCGTATTGCTGGATTACAAATGAGTACCCCACCCGTTTTATGGGGGAAAGCGCACGGTATATTGTGCTCACTTTATTAACCGATCTCTACGTGAGTACCCCACCCATATTTAACATTGTGAGAGAGCAATGAATACACAAGAATTTTTAAAGCATGTACTACCTGATGAGGGGTATTACTGCATCGTAGGGAAAGATAAGCACAACAACTTATCACACAAATTCATACAGTCTTTGGCTGAGTCACAAGCGGTTATTGATGGCTTGTTAGATTTAAAGCAAGACGTATATTTTGGTTGCTCATCGTTTACAACTGGGTCAAATCGTACAGCGGATAATACAAAACAAGAACGTGCGCTATGGTTAGACATCGATTGTGGTTATGATACTAAGAAGCAACGCTGGAAAGAATACCAATCTAAAACTGAAGGCATGCAAGCTATCCGTGCGTTCACTGATGTCACTAATTTACCTGATCCAGTCATTGTAGACTCAGGTCGTGGACTACATGTTTACTGGGCATTTACTGAAGCAGTTACTAAAGAAGTATGGAAGCCTGTTGCTGAAGGTCTAAAGTTCTTATGCGTTAAACATAACCTTAAGGCTGACCCTGCATGTACCTCAGACTTAGCACGTATTCTACGTGTGCCTGGCACGTTCAACTACAAAGATGAGAACAAGCCTGAAGCTGTGACGGTTATCATGGAAGGTGAGAGACACCCGTTCTCTGATCTAGCATCGCTGATCCCTGTTAACCCATCAGCAGCGAAATCAACCTTTAAACGTAGAGAGCCTGACGCTGCGACTAAAGCCGTGCTAGGTAACAGAGCTTCGTACTTTAAGAAGATTAAAGAGAAAGTATTAGAAGAGCCTAGCCAGTGCCCTCAGCTTAAATACGCTATTGAAAACCAACGTATTATTGAGGAACCTATATGGCGAGCAGCGCTATCTATTGCTACGTTCTGCGATGATGCAGAAGTATATATTCACGATATATCAAGTCAATACAATGGCTATAGCGCAGGCAAAACAGAACATAAGGTAGCGTTAATCAAGGGCGCTTACCACTGCACAACCTTTGAAGGACTAGCGCCAGATCGTTGCGAGGGCTGCCCAAACAAAGGCAAACTCACATCCCCTATTCAGTTAGGCAACACAGTTAAAAAAGCTACCATCGTCGACAACACGATCGAAGCTAAGAGTGAAGAACTTAACGAAGTAATCACTTTCAACATCCCCGAACTCCCACATCCTTACTTTAGAGGTAAGCATGGTGGCGTATATAAAGTTACGGCTGACGATGAAGATGAAGGCATGATGATTTACGATTATGATCTGTACGTTGTAGAACGTATGATTGATCCTGATCCTAACGTTGGTGAAAGTATGTGGCTCAAACTACACTTACCACATGACGGTGTAAGA